TATATTTAATATTTGGATCTCCAATAGAAATTATATCTCCCTCAAATATTTTAACTCCGTTCTTGTCTTTCAGTCCCGTGTACTGTCCGATGGTGTCAGGGTTTACATAGCACCAGTCTAACTGCTTTACAAGTCCGCCCCCAGACTCATAGTAAATAGCAGGGTTGATGTTCTCTGACACAACCAGCGAGCCGTACACCCATTGCCCATTCTTACGTTTTCCTCTAAATAAGATTTCACGCTTCATATTACTTTTCTTCTTTTAGTTCCTTAAACACTCCGTACCCGCCACTACCATGTAGTAGGTAGTGGAAAGATTCGCATATTACACTGTTCTTGCACACATCATCCTCGTCCAAATCGCACTTGCGGCAATCGACTTCCTCGCTTGTTTCGAGAAAGATGTATTGCTTATTTTTTATTATTATTCCGTTCATAACTAATTATTTTATAAATTCAAAATTAGCTTGATGGTGGGTAAAGTCACCATTGCCGAATATGGTTGCAGAATAATACTTACCATCTTCAAATATAAATTCCAAATAATTTTCATCTTGGAAATAAACATCTACATTTGACGGCAACTCATTTTCTATAAAATCGTATGCGCTTACTGTATTATTAGCGTGAGAAACTTCCGTTTCCCAATAATACCAACCATTCTCTATATCTGATATTGATACCATACTGTTTTAATCTTTAATGTTTCTCTTTACTCTCCAAATAAGCAAAAACTGCCATACAACCAGGGATAAGAACCTTGCCGACACCTTTAATCTTTTCGTAATGGCATTTCATAGCTTACAAAATAACGATGTCTCCACCATCTTTTGTAACGCAAGATATACCGCAATAATCACCGACATCTCCACACTGATACCGTACCTCAACATCTCCGTCCATTTCGTACTCCTTACCGACTTCATACTGAAATTCACGGCACTTTAAATTCTTGTCAAAGCCTTTGTAGGCGATAATTTTCTTTTCCATATTGATTTGGTTTAGTTAATCTTTATAATTATCATCGAAGTGAGGACACCTTCCAGTATCTTCTTGGTACTTCTCTTGCACCCACCACATATAAGCATCGGGAGGGTCTGGAAGATACCGCTTGCAGTAGTTACTTAATTCACATCCCACGCCCCTGCAATAGGCGTAATCTGCATTGATATTATTCGACATCGTTACTTTCGGTTTGAATCACCCGTTATCGTTACTCTTCTTGTGATAGCGTGAAGCCTATCAACCACTCTGTCTCCATACTTAGCTTTCAAATGGTCTTCGTCTAAGTTGGTAGAGAACATCAGTAACTTGCCGTCCCTTTCCGCCAAATCAACCAGCTCTGCAAATGGCACACGCTTATTGCCGTAGATATTTGATACATCCTCTGTGCCCACGTCATCAACATAAATAACATGTCTGTTGATAATCTCATCGGGTGACTTGTTGAGTTCGTTTGCCGTGCAGATTGTTACCACCTTTCTGCAATAGTGGTTAAGCAGTAAAGGAATAATCCTCATACCTATTAATGTCTTACCCACACCACAACCCCCAACGAGCATTAATCCCTTCCCTTTGTTATCAGTGAGCCACAGAACTATCTTCTCATAGTCAGTATTCCACTTTGCATTATCACCGCAAAAGTACTTTAATCCTTCTTTAAGGTGCGTTCCTGCATTTGGTACACTGATTTGCACCTTGTCGGGTATTGGCTTGTACGTTGTATCTCGTAACCGCTCGATGGCGGATTTGAAGTCTATATGTTCCATTACCAATCACTATCTTTATCGTAGTTCATTTCAGATGATTTGAGGGTGGTGGTGCTCTTTTGTACTTTTTCCCTGCTTGCCCACGTCTGTAACCTCTTTGCGGTTTCCCACGTCTTTTCAAGTTCAAAGCGCATTTTCGTGCCTGATTTGTTCTTTTCAGTCCAATAGTTGAAGAATGCACGTATCATCGTAGGCTCGTAAGTGCCACCACGTGAAGAAACGAAAGGAATAAGGCTCTTTTCAAACGCTTTCTCTCGGTCATTACATTTTGCTTGTAAGAATGTTAAAACCTGCTTTGATTGTTCGTTTGTTTTCTTCTTACCAAAGCGATAATCATCACACCTATTCACGACAAAAAATGTCCCTTTCGGGTTGGCTATCGTGTCTATATCTCCTTTATTAGCAAGTGAGGATAAAACATTCCTACAAGTTTGTAGGGATAATCCGCAATCATTTGCAAGATTTCGATAACTTGTGCGTGAAATGCCGTCATCATCAGCCCCCACGATTAGCCGTAACATTACAAGCTGCTCGTGGGGGGAGTATCGAATGGTAAACTTGTCATCAAGTTTTATCATTTAGATAAATATTTTTTTCTGTATCCGTCTTAGAACTTTGGTTTCTGCATCTTTGCAGAATTGTCTATTCACTTCAAAGCCATATGCCTTTCTTTCAAGATTAGCCGCAGCTAACAAGGTCGTTCCACTGCCTGCACAAGGATCTATAACTACATCTCCTTTATCTGTGAATATTTCGATTAACCTTTCAAGTAGTGGTACGCTCTTCTGTGTAGGGTGCACTCTTAGAGTATTTGTATCTCGCGGATATTCCATGCAGTTAAAAATCATCTGTCCATTATTGTTGAATTTTGGCAATTTATCACGATAAAGAAGTAGTCCATATTCGCAATTACCTACAATCTTCATATTCGCCTTTAATACCTGTGGCGAATAGTTCTTGCGAAAGACCAAAGGAATATAGTGCATAAGTCCATATTTCTTGCCTAATTCAATAAATTGGAATTGTTGTTCATATTCGCAAAACAATATCATACAAGGTGCTTTCCCTGCTTCTTTTGGCTCTTTTATCAGCATTTTTGAACAGAAGTGCATAAATTCGGCAGGTCTAAATTCATTCTCCGAAGAAAAGAATTTCTTGCCAGCTTTCTCACTTTCTCCATTCTTATTATTGCCACCTTCGTACCAAGTAGGGTTACTCGCATAGGCGTTATTGCCGAGATTGTAAGGAACATCCGTAAGTATTAGTTGCGCCTTTGGTATCTGATACGATTTATAGTTTTGGAAGCTATCGTTGTAAATCTCTATATCTTTCATTATTGAAATATCACATTCGTTAATTGTTTGCCGTTACTAAACACTGCCCATTTACCTTTGCCATTGGTGTCGATGAGTTTCAAGTCTTCAACCTTGCCAAATCGGTTGATGTTTCCACAAAGGTCTACAAACCACGCTTGCTTATCCTTATATGGACGTATCTCCCTACCTACTATCTGATAGTACATAGCAAGCGACATTGTAGGGCGTGCCATAACTACCGTATCAAGCTCTGGATAATCAAAGCCAGTTGTCAATACTCCTACATTCACAACAACCTTTATCTTACCACTCTTAAAGTCATTCAATATGCGTTCACGCTCTGCTTTTGGTGTTGTTCCCGATACCATTTCGCAGCATTCAATGCTTTGCGTCAGTCGTTCAGCCTCTTTCAGAAAGCGAGTAAAGACTAATATGCCTTTTCTTGCTCCTCCACGCTTTGGCGAAAGTAGTCGTTTCACGATGCTGACTAAATAGCCGTAGAAGTCAATCCTATTATACTCTGCTTCTACTGATTTATCCGTATAATCAGCACCCGTTGAATTTGCTTGCAGGTTGTTCTCATCCCACCCTAATGGGTTCATTTGGAAGTAATCTATCTTTGAAAGAAATCCCATATCAAGTAAGGTTGAAATCTGTACTTGATAGATGACCTTTGAGAAGATCAAAGGACGGGTACGAGTAAGGAACTTTAGCATTGCACCAAAGCTGCTTGAACTTAATCTGTAAGGAGTGGCTGTCAGCCCTAACACCTTGCACCCCGTGGCGTGGATAAATTCTTCATACATACCGCCTTTTGCATTGACAAAGTGGCACTCATCTATGATTACGTTATTGAAGTGCTGAAAGTCATCTGTGTGTCTTATCACGCTGCCTATCGTCGCAAAGGTGATACGGCTTATATTCTTTGAATTGAATGAAGCCGAGTAAACAGAGCAGTCAAGTACACCATAGGAGCATAGCTTCTTATAGTTTTGCTCAAGTATCTCTTTTGCCGGCTGAAAGACAAGCGTATGTCCTTGCAGTCTGTTAGCGATGTCAGCTATCACAAGCGACTTACCGCTACCCGTAGGCAGCACCATGATAGCATTATACTTTGCTTTCTTATCATTAAAAAAGGCTACCGCTTTATCGGAAGCCTTCTGTTGGTAGTCACGAAGTTTATAAGTCATACCTTTATCCCTTTCTCTTCGCTCAATTTCTTGACTAAAACTGAATAATACTTAATCATCTGTTCAAGTTCAAAGCACGACCATTTCTTTGTCTGATGTGCTTTGACTTCTAATAATTGAAACCGCTGTGTCCCTATCTTTCGGATAAGGTTTTCACGATACCCGATAAGGTGGTCGGCTGAAAATCTATTACAAAATCTACATTCGCTATTGCAATTCTCCTCATCGAAGCGAGTTGACATGTGCCGTCTCGAATGATAATGCCCGCAATCGGATTGGTCGTATGGCTTTATCTTTCCGCACGATATACACCTGAATGTGCCGTTAGGGAAAGCATCCCTCAATCTGATATACCGACTGAACACCTTATCAAGTTTCTTGACCAAAGTAGCTTGGCCTGCTTGCCGTTTCTTTGGTTTGTCTGTTTTCTTTTTCTTTAAGTAATACATAGTCAATGTAGGCGGATTCGAACCACCACTGACAGAACCAAAATCTGTTGTGCTACCATTACACCATACATCGGTTTGCCCCACCGCTGTGAGGCTCGTTAAACCTTAATATTTCTATGAAAGAATGAATCTCGTGCTTTGGGCAGGACTCGAACCTGCATAAACAACGTACATAGCCTTACACATCATGTTCGTTTGACTATCTCTTTAACTTGTTGTTGCGTCTACCAATTCCGCCACCAAAGCAAGTGTGGGGACGCTTCCCCACGAGCTGAACAATTAAAAACTTATTATGAAAAAAAGTGAGTTACAAGTACTCTTTATTTCTTTCGATTTCTATTTCCATCTGCTGAATGATGATGTACTCATCAGCACTCGGCAGATATATACCAACTTCTTGCGATGCCCAATTTCTGAACCTTTCTATTGACAAACTAAATTCGCTTGTATCAAGGTCGGCACTGCTTCTAAGCACCTTTATCCTGCCTAAGTACTTATCTTCCTTTTCACGGATAAACAAGTCAGGGTTTACAAGTTTCTTGTAATACTGATGCTTGACCCATTCAAGAGTGTTACCAGTCTGCGCACCAAAATAAGCAAGGATAACGTGCAAATACTTATTCTGTGGTAAACTTCTTCTTGGCTTTTTCTCGGTCAGTTCTATTACTTTTCCACTCTCGGCTAACTTCCTGCTACGTGCAAAGAAGTTAGCCTTGTCGAGTGGATTTGATGTGTTATAAATCATTAGAATGGGGTGTCATCTTCTACTTGTGGGGGTTGATAGGTGGGCTGCGTAGGTTGCTGATATTGTTGCTGTGGTTGGATTGATTGTTTCAACTCAACCTTATAGCCACGAACGCTGGTAAAGAAACGTGTTTGTCCGTCCTTTTCATACTTCGTTCCTTGTAGGTCAAACGATACCGTAACTATATCGCCAGACTTAAACTGATTAAGCATCTGACAATTGTCACCGCTGAACTCGAAGGATGGAAAGTTATCATACCCACGCTGTCCAGTCAACCCATCGAAACGGGTAGCATCTAATACTAACTCTCGCTTGTAATAGGTTTTACTGCCATCTTTTGATTTTATTTCCTTAGTGTCCCCTATTTGGAACACTTTACCGATAATTTGATTTGCCATTGTCTTATCTGATTTGTAATGATTCATTAATGTTCGTTATCTTCATGCAATCTGCATACGCCTCGGGGTATTCATCCTTGAGTTTCTTCTTGTCTATATCCTCACGGGTGCTTGCTGCCTTGCGTGATAGCGTGATATATTCGCCCTTGTAGGTTTTCACATCGTTATCTTGCATGAGTTTTAATAGTCCCTTTGAAAGTTTATCCTTCTGTGCATTAAGCTCTTTTATCTGCTGCACGAGCGTATATACCGCCTTTTCTGCCTGCTTGATTTCAGACGGCATATTGTCCGCCCTGCCTGTTGGGGTGTTGAATTTGCGCCCCTCAACTTCGCATTGCAGCAAGTCTTTAATGGTGTCGAATTCGACACGTTTTATCTCTGTGAACTCTGACTTGTCTTCACGTAACCAAAGCGCATAGAGTTTGCTTACCTCTAACTCTGGGTTTTGCAGTTCAAAGAGATAGGCGTATATGCTTAACTGCCATCGCACGTACTCTTTATCAAGCGTGTAAGTGGTCTTGATGTCCGTAAGGATAATATCGTCACCCTTACATAAAACGAGGTCTATTGCACTTGCAAAGTGTTCTTTGTCCGTTACGATATACTCATTTGCAAGCGTTGTGAGTCCATTCTCTCGCTTGATACGTTTGTAACTCTCAAGTTCAGGAGTGGTGTCTTTTGGCTCAAAACCTGCATCGAACAACTCGATACTCTCATGCACCATTGTACCACGTTCAGCAGCTCTGCCAAGAATCCACTGTGGAATGTCCTTGTACATATCGGGGAATAGCTGGGACTTAATCATCCCAGTTATCCCCTTTAATGCTATCCCATTCAGTGAATACGTGTGCTCTTCTTGATTGAATGCCACTTGGCTATCTACTAACTTTATCATTGTGATTGTAATTCTTTTTTACGTGCGCTAACTGCGCCACTAAATATCGGATTAGGCTGATATGCTGAGCACTCGTGCCATATCTTACTCAACTCGTCTAAGTTTCTTGTTGCTTTGATGTTTGCAAGAATTAGCTCAAGATTAGGGTCAGTTGGTGGTTGCGTGTACTCTTTATTTGTGTTCAGCGCATCAGCATCTTTTGTGTCATCAATACAGAACAAGCCATTTAACGCATATTTACGAGCGTATGAACTTGCTGCGCCTGTAATCTGACTTGCGTCCATCCCCGATTTACTCTCGCTTTCACGTGCAAAGGCAGTAGTATGGATAGTTTCTCCATTCTTAGAGAGAGTAATAGTAGCCTTTACATATATTCTGCTGCCTACCATAACTATATCATCTGAAATTGTAAGAAAGCATCCATTCTCTTTCAGTAGCGGCTTAACAGCTTCGAGAATGTCCTCTGCACTACGATACTTGTAATGCCCAAAGTTATTCGTCTGTCCCTTTGGAACTTTCAACCTTGCTTGAATGTCAAGCAAAGCATCATTAATCGTCTTTTCTTCTTTCATAATTAAGTTCATTAGTTATTATTAATCTGTTTAATCTCATTGTCGCAAACGCTTCTTGTATCTCTTTCTTTGAGTAATACAAAGGAGAGTTTACCGCATCACCCTTGCGAGCATGGATTAGCCCTTGTTTTTCTAATTCTTGAAACGTCTTAAAGTCTATCTTTCTGAATTTAAGCCATTTCTTAACATCTGACAGTCTTAACTTGTCCTGCGGTGGGTCATAATCTCTAATAGCAAGGTTATATCCAACACGGACGAAATCAGCAATGATACCGCCCAATTCAGAAATAGTAAGATTATTCATTAATATCTCTGGATGATAGTTATATGCCCTACCTTCTCTTTTTTGGTAGTAGCAAATTTATTGTTCATAGGGTCGCAACCCTCGTAACGATTTTGTCTTGTGCATTCGGTAGTTACCGAATTTGCCGTATAACAGCTTAATGGGACATGTAGCTTATTACCAGCCCCGATATGCTTAAACAGCCCCGTAATGCTGTACTTTCTATCTTTTAGTGTTCTTTCCATATAATTATTTTTTGTTTCGTGGGCATTGAGGACTCGAACCCCACTCACCTACCATAGATGCCCTTAAAATCCTCACTATTCTCACGAACCATGAGGAGTGACCATGATTAAAACTACTAACCTAATTATAACTTTGTCCCCACGTATGGAATCGAACCATACACATTGCATTAAATGCCCTTTGTGGGGGGTAAACCCTACTATTCTCACGAACCGTAGGTAACCTTAAACAATAATTCAAATATATTACGAAATAATACTATTAAGAAAATCAAAATTCAACTTCTTAGACTGATACTCTTTCTTGAACTTTTCAGCTTCAATCAGGAAATCCTCTTCTAACGCCTTTATGTCTTCGAGAATATCGAAAAGACTTCTATTATCGTCTGCCATATTCTTCTTTAAATTGGTTATACACATCTTTAAAACTATCTCTTGCCTGCCAAACGTATTTGGCAACGGCAGCGGTGCAAGTTAATGCACCGACTGACATAAATATCTGTATCATGCTACTTCTCTCTCTATTTCACGTAAAAAATCATTAGGAGTATCAACTCTCTTATTGTTCTCGTAAAGCTCTAAATCTACGATAGAACAGTCTATTGATGTCGTCTCATAATAGTCAACATCACTATCATAATAGCCATCATAAGTGAACTTAGCCCTAATGTTAGCGTATAACGTATCTTCGTTATTCTCATCAACGTCTACCATTATATCAATGGTATCTTTTCGTGAGTCCATAGCCCAATTCAACTCATCAACGATTTTATCTTTGAGAATATCTAACTCTTCTTTTGTCATAATCAATCAGTTTTTAGTTCATTCGTACGCACACCCTAATCGAATAGTAGCGACCTTATTTCAATCGCAGTGTGCGTTATATATTCATTTAGCGAGACAGACCCCTAACCTGCCTACTCTCTTACGTATAGAGGGTTTTCGTAGCGTTATTTAATCTCTATATTTACTTCTGCCATCTGCAAGGTCACGGATTGTTAGTCTCGCTTGCAGCCTTTCATTTTCAATATTTCTATGTGACAAAATTTCAAAAATCGCTGTAAACACTTGCTTTTCTCAACTAAAAGGTTTACCTTTGCCGTTGTACTAAATTGTTTACAGTGCAAAGGTAGTTCTTTTG